CCAGAAGAATCAGAAACTACATTGTAGTGAGTGATTAGTTTTTTTGCTCCGTCAAATACAGTTGTATTTAATACTGTGTCTGCCATGTTTTTGTCCTCCTTTTAAAGGACGCCTGCATTACCAGGCGCCCCGAGTTAATTTATTACGCGTCCGCGTATGGTGTTACTATTGTACCTGATCCAATCAATAAAGAATTGTGAACCATGTATGTAGCAGTATCAATCGCAGTGAAAGATACTATACTACCAGCGATTCCACCTTTTGTAGAACCATTCATAGTAATAACATCGTTAGTTGCAGCTGGTACGAAAGCTTTTTTCGCACCGTCGTCTACACCAATTAAGATTGCACCTTTGAATTTATCAGTACCGTCTGTTTTGATGTCCATATCAGTTGCAGCTGTTTCAACAAAAAAGTTAAAAGTTGCACCGATGTTGTTTAAGTTATTAAAGTCATTATCACCTGCTGATGCGCCATTTGCATTTACATTGATTGAAGGTAAAGTAAATTTACCGTCAGCGTCATTGCAAAGTAAAATTCTACCCGCATGTGCAGCAACTGTTAATGTTGTGTCAGCTGTTAAGCTAACAGTCATACCAGGACCTGTACTTGTAAAGCCATTTTTAGAAATGACTGGTCCTGAAAACGTAGTGTTTGCCATAGTGTTATCCTCCTAGTTATTTGAATATCGTCTCTAGGCCGTCGACTATACGCGTCGATATTCAATTTAATGTATAGTAAAGATATTATATGTTATTTTTTAGTAGAGTGCAAGAGAGCCTACGGTATTTATGCATTTCAGCGATGTAGCTTTTAATTAAGTAGCTACAGAAACTTGTGGAGCAGCGCCTTCAACACTATTTTGCCTGTGGGCAATTTTAGCTTCTTCAAGCTTAATGTCAGTAATGACTTTTTTAACTTTGTCATCTATTCTGACCATTTCAAGAGTATATCTACCATTAGACAGATGCTCCTGTTCCCACTTCAACTCCAAGGACCTTTTTTGTTTGTATAGGTCTTGTATCATCAACAACCTCCTCATAGGTTATTCTGTTTACTCGGTTATCATATGATATACCAAGATATTCCCAATTTATACTCTTTTCTCCCAGTTTGTCAAGGATTGACTGTTCAAGAGAAATAGCATTATCTTCTGCAAAAACATTAAATTTTGCATAGTGATCATATGCCCATATTTTTACTGTGAAGTTTTTCATGAATCCCACCATTTATGTTGTAAATGGGGCCGTTTTAAGGCGGCCCCATAAAATTTATTGATTACGCACCTTCAACGCCGAAGATACCTCTAGGGTCAGATACACCAAATGAGTATCTTTCTCTAGCTTTGTATCTTACGTTTCCAGTATCGAAGTCACCTTCCATTGCAGTTGTCAATGGAGCTCTGTTGAACATTTTCATTCCATTTGGAATGTCTGTTAAGATATAAAACGCATCTGTATCAGTTAGGTAATTGTTCACTCTATAACCTTGAGGAATCATACCCATAGATACGATAGCATTGATATCGTTATCAGCTGTTCCAGTTCTACCTTGAGACTTCATAAGTCTTTCAGCTGTGAATTGTAGCTCTGAAGGAATAATCATTTTTACTCCTCTTGCAGCAATTCTTAAACCTCTTTCGTCAGTCATTTGACCGATGTCGATCAAAGATTGCTCTAACGAAGTTTCGTTTAAGTCAGCTTGAGTAGTCAACGTGTTCTGGAAAGTTCCAGATACTGTTGGGTGAGATGTGTTAAACAAACTAACGCCGTCACCTGAATCAAAACCATCCGTTGAAGGAAGACCTTGAATTAAAGGTTCTACCGCTTTTACTTGTTTAGCGTTACTCATAGATCTTGCTAAAGCTTTTGTATATCTAGACGCAAGTCTGTCATACAAGTTGTCCTCGATCGCTTCTTCAGTGATCGCGAACGCTAAAGCTACAGTCTCGTGAGTGTATCTCGCAGTGAAAGTTTCTTGTGCTTCATCAAATGATACACCAGATCCTTCACCTTTTACTTGTGCGTTTGCAAAGCCAGATAACATAACTTCTTCTTCAAAAGCTCTGTCAGATGACTCTTCAGTATAAATTTCAGCATGCTGATTTTCATACCTTTTATATTCCAAGCCGAACAGTGCGTTCAAACCTGGCTCTAGTTCTTTGACTAGTTGTGATCGTGATATTGCCATTATTGTTCTCCTATTCTAGCTTTACGATTGTAGCTCAAGTAGATTAGCAACTACTACTACAGATCTGAAAGACGCATTTTCATCGTTTTCAGGATCTTCAGCAGATCTTAATAATCTCCATGAAGCTGCATCAGCACTTGTATCTCCGATATCTAACGTAGCTGAAGACTGACCAGTAGTTGTACTACCAGCAGAAGTATTCATATCATACGTTTCTAAATATCCAGATTGTGCTACTGCATCATCAGTTGCTACTACATATTGTTGTTGTGGGTTATCGAATACAAATGCATCGATATCTTCTGAGTTTGCTGGTGTTACTTGAACGTAATGATTCGCAAACGTCGGCTTTAAAGTTGTAGCCGCGTTGTAGAATATTCCGTTTAGTACGCCCAAAATCGGTGTGTCACCAGAACTTGGTTGACCATCGATAATGTAACCAGCAGCAGAAGCAACAGCACCACCATGAAATATAGTGGTTGCATAACCCGCATCGATTTTGTATTTGCCTTGACCAGAAGTCGCTGGCGTTGAGCCAAGAGTTCCTGCAGGGATCAAACCAAAACCTTGTGTGTTTCTATTTGCCATAGTTGTTTCTCCTTATGTACCTGCCCCGAAGGGCCTCCAGTACGGTTTATAAATTCAGTGATTAAAAAAAATTATTTTTTCGTACCACCGAAGGTTACACGAGATTGTCTATCAACATTGATAGGCATTCTACTATCCTGCTCCTTCATAAGATCGTTGTTTACTGCTTCGTCTTGTTGTTTATGTCTATTAGACATATACTCTTGACGTTGTTGCGCGATCTCTTCAGGTACCTTCGCAAGTAGAAGGCCACCGACCCCAATCACTCCCTTGTATTTGCCCTCATCGAGGACTGGATAATCAGATGCATTTTCAACTTCTTCAGCTCTTACTAATTCATATCCTTCTCTTAATCTTCCAGATATGTTTTTAGTGTCTTGAAAGCCGACGCTCTCTGCTCTTATCCATCTATACCTGAATCCATCAGGTGCAGGGGGTGCATCTAGAGAAGATGGTGGAACCCACACTTTAGGTCTTTCAGATTGTGACCGTGTTTGGTTCGCACGAGAAGTATTTTTTTCGTCTTTTGTCATTTTACGCTCCTTCCGTGTTTTTTAATTGTTTTGCGTACTCTTCGAGTGGCACACCTAATTTTTTAGCTATTGCTACCTGTGATGATGTGAGTCTCACAGTTTTGCGACCAGGCTTTACGCTTCTATTAGCTGAAGCTACTGTCTGAACAGGAGCGGCCGTTTGCTTTGTTTCAGTATTACCAAATTTATGAGGAAAGTCAACTCTAATACGCTTATCGACTTCAGCATAATACTCGTCAGAACTAGGATCATACCCTTCTTTTTCAGTAAGATCTTTGTGTATCTCAAATGCAGTGTAAGTCATTGCTCTATCAGACCCAAACCATGAGTTTTTTGAGGCCCATGCTTCAGCTCTTGGATCCGGATTAATTGGATCCTCTCTTTGAGGAATGTTTACACTATTTGCTTGAGAGAGTTGTACAGGTTTTTCTTCCTGTGTTGTTTGTCTTCCCTCTTTTGCGGCATCAAGTTTTGCATTCTCAAACGCGAGCGTTGCAATTCTTTTATTAGCCTCAACTTGAGCTTTCGCATCACCAGATTCAATAGCCGCTGCTAACTCTTTTTGCGCAGCTTCTAAACCTGAAGATATAGTTGACTCAAATTTTTTAATATAATCAGAATCTGTTTTTTTAAATTTAGATTCTAATGCTTGTCTTTTTTCCTCTACACTTCTAGCGTATTCAACAGCAGCTTGTTCTCTTCTTTCTGCTTCTCTCATTTTACGAGTTAATTTCGCAATACGAGCTTGTACACCTTTACTGTAGTCTTCTAATGTTTCATCTGATTTTTTTTCTTCTAACTTTGTTTCTCGTTCGTTTTCATATGTTTTATCTGTTTCTTGTTCCGTTGTTTCCGGCTGTTCAATTACAGCTTCTTCTTTTTTTTCTTCAATATCTACTGTAGCATCAGGTCCTGATGTATCAATAGGTACTAATTTTTCTTCTTTGTCTGGCATAGCTACTCCTTCCTATGTTTAGAACTCATGCAAGATGTCCTCTGGACTATCAATTGTTGCTAACACTTCATCGTCGTTTAGCAGACGCATTTCCCCACCATCTATTTTGATTCGGCTACCTGCATATCTTGCAAACATAACCCAATCTTTGACCTTGCACCATGGACCTTCAGGATATCTCTCCTTATCCTTATAACATTGAGGACCCATAGCCATAACTAATCCTACTTGAGATGCAACTTGTTGTCTCTCTAATGTAGTTTCAGCTAATACTAATCCACCTTTAGTTTTCTCTTTCATTTTAAAAGGTAAAACTAACATTCTCCAACCTGTTGGTTGAGGTAGTTTAGGTTCTTTTTTCTCTGATTTTTTTACACCAATAAGATCATTGTTTGGTGTTAATATCGATGACTGTTCCTTTTTCATTTCGCTCCTTATCTTCTAGCAGGTTAGAGATTTCCTGTAGTGTTGCCTCATAGGCATTTATCTGTCCTATTATATACTTATAATTTTCCATATTGTCAACACCTCCTGATGTGACTGATATAGATAAATTATCTATTCTATTTCTTAAAAATTTAAGAAGTCGATTTATTACGTTTTCTAACTGCATTTTTTAGTCTCCTTTGTTAATTGGTTTAAAATTAAATTTCCTGATAAAGTAATTTGATCTGAATTTGGAGCAACCATATGCTCTAAAAATCCAGGGAAAACTATAATAGAACCTGTTTTTAATTTATTAGGTAAAAATGTTTTTGGAAATAAATCTTCTGCTTGTAACATTTCAATAACATTTTTAGCTGGGTTAAAAAAAATAGTTCTAGGTTCTTTTACTTTTTTGTAAATTATAAAACAAAGTTTAGAATTAGGATGAACGTGAGGCTCTTGATAATCATTATTATTATAAGTATTTTCCCATATTTCGTGAATACCTAATTCAAATTTAGAGTAATAATAATCTTTTATTAACTCGCCAATGTATTTAACTAAATATTTTTCACTTTCTTTATTTAAAATATTCTTTCTTTCAAAAGAAGTAGGAGTTTTTGAAACCCATTTTTTACCAATATCAGAAGTTAATTTAATTTTTTTTAAATCAACCTTGCCTACATGAATAGGTACTGAAAATAAATCTACTTTCATTTTTCTACAAAAATTTGTAAGGTAAATCTAGTTGGAGCAAAATAATTTAACGTTGTAACTCCATGTAGACATGCATCTTTATTTATAACAGCTTTTTTATATTCAGGTAGAATTATTTTAATTTTATTGTTATCAAAAAAATAAAATAATCCACCCCAATCAACATCCCATACTTCTTTATTTAAATATATAGTTGCACCAAAATTTACATTTCCATCGTTGTGCTTTTTAATTAATGATAGGGGATGCCAAATATAGAAATAACAAAAAAATTTATTTAAATTTATTTTGTCTGGATAAATATCTTTAAGTCTATGATAAATAGGCAGATATAATTTTTTTGGTAACATTAAAGCACTACAATTGGTAGAACCTGTATTTATTTTTCCCCAACTTATAGAAGATCTCCATTCAAACTTTCTAATTTTAGTATCAACATAGTTTGCTATGGCTGTTATTTCTTCATCAGTTATAAAATTTGAATGGGTGTCGATTAACATTTCCATCTTCTTCTAGCCTGACGTAGTCTAGAATTAGGATCTTTAGCAGCTTTAGGAAATTTTTTCATTTGTCCTAGTGATCTTGCGCAGTATGATTTTCTGCGATTAGCAGCTTTTGATCCTGGCTTCACTTTTCCAGTCACGGCTGTTTTTAATTTAGAACCAGGGTTAAGTCTTCTATAAGCTTTAACTCCAGCCTCTGTCATTCCAGCTCCACTTTTTGTGGATCTAAAATTCTTTTTGTTTCTTGCAGGCATTGTGCCTTTTGAATATTCTATTCTTCCACCATCTTTTACAGCTATGCCATATTTTTTTTCATTTAATTTTTTTTTATCTTGTTCCATTTCTTCTTTTCTTTGTTTAAGAAAATTTTGTCTATCCATTTCATTTCTCATTTTATTATATGCATCAGATTCTTTTTCTGCCATGGATTTCATTCTGTCAGCTCCACCACCTTTTCCACTACCTTTTGAATAATATTTTCTCATTATGCTGTCTTCTTTTTCTTTGCAAATGTTGCAGCTCTACTCGGTGTTGGTCCTGTATTAGCCACTGCTTGTTTTCTTCTTACGGCACCCGCACGTTGCCCTTTGGACATCGCTCTTGCTTTTGCAATAGGCACGCATTTTGGATAATTTTTTCTTTTTTCTCCACCACTTCTTCCACACTTCGGGTATGAGCCATCTGATTTTTTGTTTGCAATATCGACCCAGTTCTCCTTTACCCATGATCTTAAACCACCTTTTGAAAAATGCGTTCGCATTATGAATTCTTTCCGTAAGCTCTTCCTTTGCCCTTCATGGCTAACTTACAACCTTTAGATCCAGATTTAAATCCTGCTCTTCCACCTTTAGCCATTTTTTTAAACTCTTGCATTGTTTCTTTAACAGCTCTAGCTTCTGCTCTTTCATTTCCTTTTTCAAAGGAATCAGCTTGTAGTTGTGTCTCTTTAGATCCTAAAAGTTTTTTTAATTTCTTATCTAATATTTTTCCTGCTTTTTCTACTTTAGCGTCTATTTCTTTTTGTTTTTTTTCTTTTCTAGCTGTTATAGTTGATGGAAATTCAAATGCCATTATGAATTCTTTCCGTAAGCTCTGCCTTTGCCTTTTATGGCTAACTTACAACCTTTAGATCCAGATTTTAAACCAATTCTTCCACCTGATTTTGCAAAAACCATTTTTTTACCTCTAACAGAATCTTCTAATCTAGCTTTTTTCATTGGTGTATTTTTATCTTGAACACTTTCAGTTAAGGCTTTAGCATTAAATTTTCTTTCAGGTAGATTTTTCTTTGCAGCTTCTTTTTGAGCAGTTTTACCCATGGGGTTTAATTTAATAATTTTTTTCTTTGCTTCCTCTAACTCTTCAGAACGACCTTTTGTAGTAACAGCCATTATACTTGTCCTCCTGTTAAATATTTCATTCTAGTCATATCTATCATTCCACCACCCATAGCTTTTTTTCTTCCGCCTGGTTTGATTTTACCTGAACATACTCCAGATGCATACATATTAGCATACGCTGATGGATACACTTTGAATTTTCGCTTCGCTGCGGCTTTACCTTTTGGACAAAGTTTTGCCATTAGACAACTCCACCTTTTTTAGCATAACCCATTTTATTTCTTACTTCGATTGGTAATTTAGCAAGACCTTTTTGTTTCTTTTTATCTACAGGTTTTAAATTTTTA